ATGTCATGAGCCAAATCCTCCGCTGACTCTTTATCCACAGCACGAACCTCATACGTCTTCGTCACCGTCGCGCGAATCGTCACTTCATACGTCTTCATTTCAATAGTCCTCCCTCGGCTCCGGCTCGAACCAGACCTTCTCGCCTGTCTCGCCATGCCAGCCCTCGTTGTACTCAGCAATCTCCTCGACAGTCATGTGCTCAGAGTCTATGCGCTGACAACCATGATCGCTGTACCACTCCCAATGCGGGTTGTACCGCCGACCATAATACCTGTCCGCTGAACCTCGGTCCTTGGGACTGCCGTGCTTCGCATCGCCACGCACCCAAGGCGGTGCCACTCGAACTCGTTTAGTCATCTGTTGTCTCCTCGACCTCTTGATCGAATGCATAGGTGCTGGCGATAGGATCGTTCATTTCGTCGCCGTTTTTGTAAACATCAACCACGACACCCTCGTCTGTTGAACAAACGCGAATCGCAAAATTCTTGACCTCAAGCCACGCCGCTCCGTCAGCCAGAACATAGTCGCCATCTCGAACACGCTCACCCATAGACCGCACTCCCGAACAAACCTGTCTGCACGATCTGGTCCGCAATCTCGGCGTCGATGTCACAGGTGTATGGATTCATAATCGACAGCTTGATCTCCGGCGGCAGATTGTTGATGCCCACCGTGACCACATCAAATGACTTGGCCTCGGTAACCTCGGATGTGCTGGACGGCCAGTCGTCAGCGTTGTGGTGAACCGCGATGCTGAAATTTTTGACGATGTCGCCACCGTCTTTCAGACTCCAGTACCGGCCCTCCGGCAGCTTGTCGTATGGGGCACTCGTCTCCAGATGGCGAATGTGGATGTAGTCCATCCAGTAATTGCAGCCGCCCTCCAGTGCCGTGACCCACACGGCCTCGGCAATCTCAGCCCACGCATCCCACGTTGGGCTGGATGAGATGGTAACCATTGGCGCACCAGTGGACGCCGAATGCTCAACCTTAATCATGTCAACTCTCCTTCCGTATCAATGAACATGCGCTTGGTCCGCGTGACCGTGGCCCACTTCTCACCCATATCCACGAACTCATCGACCTCGTAGATGCCGTGCGGTATCGCCCGCATCTGATTGAACTCATCACGCCCGAACCGATACACGCGGACGCGATTAGAAAAATCCTCCAACTCGGTGTTCATCTTCTTCCGCAGGAAATCGCGGTTGCGAATGATCACCTTCTTCAACTTGTCGATGCTGTCCACCATGTGAGTGGTGCTCGTCGAGATGATCAGCCCGTTGCTGACCACCTCCTGTTTCGCAAAATATCTCGGCATCACGCTGCCTCCTTTACTGCATAGAATTGAACGCGGCTAAAGAACTTCTCCACCTCGTCGGCATTACGAATGCCCGTGAACCGCTTGTCGTCATGGTGGACAGACCAGACGCCATCGCTGGCAGTCACGAACCAAGAGCAATACTTGATGCCACCACGCGGCCCGATGTTGATCATCAGGTTGCTGGCCCCGCCAAACTTGGCCTCGACAATCGCCTCCTTGATGTAGCGATACCGCGTAACCTCAACCTCGCCACCCAGTGCCTCGGTCATGGCCTTCAGATTCTCGATGATCTCGTTCTGCTTTTTCATGTCGTCCTCCTCAAACATACTGTCTGTCTTTTACTTCGCGCATCAGAGCGCAGGGAATCTGCTGAACAGGACAATCGCGAATGGCCTCGTAGGCCGCGATCTGTTCAGCGCGGGTGTTGATCTCGCGGATCACATAACAATAGCGATCCTCGAAATAGCCTCGGCAATCCTCTACCTCGCTGGCACATGTATGCCAGTCAGCCATCACCCAAGAGATCGCATGTTCGCGAGTCTCGAAACTTGGATCGTTCTGATAGACACTGCCGGTCTTCCGGCACTTGATGAAAATTTCAAACATAGCTTCTCTCCTCCGTGAAACTTGAACCTTGGTCCTTGGACCTATATAGTCCCATGTAGAACCAACATTGAGGATCGTCTCATATTATCCCATGTTACACAAGAGAAAATGTTTGAGGGGTTAGCTCCTATAGCTTTTTCTGTACGAAAAAGTTTTTGGAAAAAATTTTTGGGAAATGGTGTTCCGAGTGTTCCGAGTGTACTGAGCATTGAATTTACTTGGAAAATCTCGGTACACTTCGGTACGTTCAGTACACTTGATAGCGAGCAAATCCGCTCGCGCGACCCTTTGCACTGCGAAAAACAAAAACCCACAGAAAAACCTATAGGGGGCTTACCTTGCCAAAGAAGACCGCTGGCCTGACCAACAGGCAACGAGAGTTTGCTAGGTACTACGTCGAGGGGCGATACAGTAATGCCGAGTGTGCCAGACTGGCTGGATACTCGCCCGACGCTGCCAAGCAACACGCATACAAACTGCTGGATGGTACGTCCTACCCTTTGGTCACTGATCTGATCAAAGAACTGCGGGAAGAGCGGGAGCGCAAATACGGCGTGACCCTTGTCGGTCAACTCAAACGCCTTGACGAACTGTCGCGCGGTGCAGAAGAGTCCGGTCAATTCTCTGCCGCCATCAATGCCGAGAAGATCAGGTCCGCTCTCGGTGGCTTGACCATAGACCGGCGGGAACAGAACCACATCCACCAGCTTGATCAACTGTCGCGGGAAGAGATCGTCGCCCGACTCGATGATCTCCGCAAACGACACCCACATGCCTTTGACAATATTAAGAGGGTTGAAGATGCCTCGGACAGAACGCCAGTTATGGAACTCATTGAGGCAGAAGTTACCGAAAAAGACCCACTGCCAGCGGATTGAGAACCGTGCCGGTGAAGGGATGCCGGACGTATATCTGTGCATGGATGGTGTGCCGGTATGGGCTGAACTAAAAATTACCAAGAATGACCGCTTTACCATCTCAAAATCCCAGATTGCTTGGCATCTGGGGCATACGCGGTGTGGCGGTGTAAGTTTTTTCTTGGTCCACGACCCCTCTACGAGGCTTGTATTTTTGTTTGACGGTGGTTTAGCGGCCAAGTTGCACGGTTCGCGGCTCTCGGTCCTGCGTCCTGCGGCCCGCTGGTATGGTGATATATCTGCTGCGCCCTGCGCCCTGCGTCTTGCGGCCCGTGAGTCATGGATCGAGAGCCTCGATCCTGCGTCCTGCGCCCCTGCGTCCTGTGATGATGGCGCCGGCAGCACGAACGAAAACGGGGACGGACTATAGTCCGTCCCCGTTCCCCGGAGGAAGCTCCTAGTGTTTGTGATAGGATACAGTTTTAACATCTCGATCCCAACAGGCCCGGCAATCGCCACACTTGCCTTCCTGTTTTGGAGCCGGGCATTCATGCCCGATCGGTGCAGCGTCTTTGATCACGGCACTAGACCATTGCCACTTGGCCGGTGGTGCTTGATCGACCATCGTTTGAGACAAGCGCAATACCGCATTGTCCGGCAATGGTTCAATCTCTAGCGCATCGGCCCATATTTTGTGTTCCTTTGTCGGTATCCAGTGGCGCTTGTTCGGTGTCGCTTTGATCACGTCAATAATATTCAGCGCCATGCGGACATTCTCAACGTCGCCACTGTCAAACCAGCGGAAAAATTCGGACCGCGTCCGGTTCAGCAGCGCGACCATGCGCGGGACAAAATCGATGGCATGAAAGAAGTCTTCGCGCTCTTCCATTTTGTTAATGACATTCGGCATGCGATACATGCCCTTGCGGGCATAGCAGTCATGGCAGACCGAACCTGGCACCTTGGCAAGCTTACTGCCCGTGATGCATTTGAAAGCCGAGCGGGATATAGACTTGCCCGGCATTTTTGAGACGTTTGAAAGCATGGTTTAACCTCCGCGTTTTTCCATGTCCTAAGATATTATCAGATAATCCCACTTAATCAAATAAAATAATCCTGCGACCTGCGGCCCGCGTCTATATATCAATGGCCTGCGACCTGCGACCTGCGGCCCGCGCCATATGTATGTGGCGCATAAAAAACTAGGGCCACCATTCGGTGGCCCTAGTCTCCGGAGGGACCGGTTACAGGATGCCAGGCACTAGGTAGTCATCCCATGCATCTTCTTTAGCGCACTCGATAGCCTCATGTGGCGTCAGACCATCCTCGTAGTAATCGCGCCAGGTAGCATCAGGTAAATCCTCGACGCCTACACCCAGCTTCCGCAACACGATCTGATCGCACGTGTTGTACCATTCGTTGAATCTCATTCGGATGCCTCCGTCAGGTCTGTCAGGCCGCAGCCGTCAGCGTAGCATGTCACGATACCGTCTTTTGATACCGCGTAAGACGTTCCGATTACTCCGCCGGACCCAATGTGATTGTCGAATATCGAGCGGGCTTGCTCGATAGTCTCCGCTTCGCGTGTCCAGCTTCCGTCTGGTGCGTTGAAATGTAGTGTGATCATCTGTCTGTCTCCGTTTGGTCCGTGTTCCCCGGGCAGGTATCCAGCCTGCCCGGGCACGGAGGGTCTAGTTGGTGGGCGCTATGCTCTCAAGCTGGTACTCGACGTGATCGAGTTCGCCAATACGTTCCTCGAGTTCGGACAGCTTTTCCTGATCGGCAAAGCCATCGTCCATCATCTCGCACGTGACTTCCTCGAGCATATGTCTGGCTTGACTGACCAGCCCATTCACTTTCTGTATTTCATCTGCATACTTCATTTAATTAACCTCCGTTATTGAGCGATATTGCTCACCTAAATAATACCAGAATATCCCAACTAATCCAATAAATAATAGACCTGCGCCTGCGACCTGCGACCCGCGCCATATATATGTGGGCCTGCGACCTGCGCCCTAAGACCCAAAAACCCGCAGGGTTTTTGGGAAAACCCCGAACCGAAGCCCGGGGTTCTGTTATTAGTCTCCTATGATCTGTACCAACTCGCGCAGCGCCTCTTCGTACGCCTCTGCTGCTTCGTCGTTTCGACCCGCGAGTAGCATCATCGCCATGAACTCGATCCTAAACTTCGCCCGCTTGGCGCTCTCGATCATGTCCCGTTGTGTCATCTTGTCCTCCGTTGGTTGGCGGGGGCCGCAGCCCCCGCGCAGTGGTTAAGCGATCCGGTAAGCCCGACGACGACCACCGTATGGTGATGGCTGGACCTCGATCTCTGTCCCGCCGTTCCGCAGGTCGGTCAGCAGCGTGTGGACACTGCTCTCGGTCAGCCCAAGGAACCCGCCTAGCTGCTCGATAGTGAACCCCTCGCGGGCGTTGGACAGAAGCTCGATGGCCCGCTGTCTGGTCTTAACGCCCATCCGGAACGTCACCGTCTCCGGCTCATCATCGATGATGATTGTCTGGGGGGCCGGCTCTTTGATCTGCATGCCGACGACTCTGTTGTTCTCGATCACAAGCTCGAGTGTTGTACGTGTGAGTGACATATCGTACCTCCGTTATGTCAGGTTACCCGTTTCGGCCTAACAGCCATCATCAGGGGACAGCACACACTGCCCGACGGGTGGGGGGCCGAAGCCCCCCGGGGTCTTATGGGTCGATGGTGACCCGGGTCTTCTGATCGTCAAGCTCGATCCAGACCTTGGCGCCGCAGGACAGGGGCTTGTCCGGGCTATAGACTAGGCGGCAGGGGCCGTCGATCTCTACAGCGTTGGCGTAGTGGTTGTCCTTCCGGTTCTTGACCGTGAAGACCGGCCAGCGTTCGCCGCTCTTGGCGTTGGACCGGATCACGTGCTGGTTAACGTGAATGCGAGTGATAGCCATTGTTTCCCTCCGTTGGCTGGGTGGGGGGCCGAAGCCCCCCGGTTGGTTAGCGGATGCCTTTGACATGGCGCTTGACGTTGGTGACCTTCTTGTTCTTCTCGAAGGCCGCTTCACCGTGAAGCTTGATGTAGTCGGCCTTGGATGGGGCTGACTCGCGGACGGTGTCTTCGACGATCATGAACCGCTGGTCGTTGTCCTCGAGGATGCCGGTCTTCAGTGCGTCGATCTCTGCCTTGATCAGTGCGGCGGCGGTTGCAAGCTCTTGCCAACGCTTGACCTTGTCGGCCTTGCGGTTGGTGGTGATCAGGTCGGTGACCTGCTGCTGAAATTGTGTTGCCATTGTGACCTCCGTGTCGTTGGCTGTTTCGATACCTGAAAGGTATCCCGCCCTAGATGGGAATGTCCAGCACTAAAATGGGATAAAATAAAAAAAGATAGCTCATTTTGAGCGCGGGTTCGGGGGTTACTGGGCCGGGTTACTGGTTCCGCTGGCATGGCTCGGACCCCCCACCCCCTAGATTTCGGGGGTCTAGGCGCTGTCGTGTCGTGTCGTGTTGGGTTGATAAATTCATTGGAAGATATTATCGTTCGGGCATGTCCGGTGCTCTCCACACGATTCCCGATCACGATCTGCGTGAACTGCTGCTGCTAGAAGAGCAGTTAAAGAAACTTGAAACCCGCGAAGCTGCACAGACCAGCTTCATGGCGTATGTCGATCATGTGTATGATGGGTTCATTGTTGGCCGGCATCACAAAATCATTGCAGAAAAGCTCGAGCGCATAGCATCGGGTGACTTGAAGCGTTTGATAGTCAACATGCCACCTCGTCACTCGAAGTCCGAGTTTGCTTCTTATCTTATGCCGTCCTGGTTCCTTGGCAGAAATGCCAAGTTAAAAATCATTCAGGCTACAATGAACACGGAACTTGCTGTAAGATTCGGACGTAAGGTCAGGGATCTTATTGCAGATCCGATATACCACGAGATTTTTCCAGACACTGACCTGAAACCGGACAGCCAAGCAGCAGGTCGATGGGAGACCAGCGCAGGCGGGGAATATTTTGCAGCCGGGGTGGGTGCTGCAATGACTGGTCGTGGTGCTGACCTTCTCATCATTGATGATCCGCACTCGGAGCAAGATGCTCTGTCCTCGACAGCGTATGACCATACATATGAATGGTACACATCTGGCCCGCGTCAGCGTTTGCAGCCGGGTGGGTCGATTATCATCGTTCAGACACGGTGGTCCAAGAAGGATCTTACGGGCAGGTTACTGCAAGCGCAGGGTAACGACACGATGTCGGACCAGTGGGAGGTGGTTGAGTTTCCGGCTATCATGCCATCGGGGGAACCGCTCTGGCCTGAATTCTGGAAAAAGGACGAGTTACTAAAAGTCAAAGCTGCACTGTCCGTGGGCAAATGGAATGCACAGTGGCAGCAAAATCCCGTGTCCGAGGAAACCGCTGTTATTAAGAGGGAGTGGTGGAACGAGTGGGAAGAAGAGGACATTCCGAATTTAGATTATGTGATTCAGTCGTATGACACGGCATACAGTAAGAAGGAGTCGGCTGACTTTTCTGCTATTACGACGTGGGGTGTATTTGAGCCGCATGGCAACGGTGATCAGCATTTGATTCTATTAGACGCGAAACGTGGTCGTTGGAACTTTCCTGAGTTGAAGCAGATTGCACAGGAAGAGAATGAGTATTGGGAACCTGACATGATGTTGATTGAGGCCAAGGCGACTGGTACACCTTTGGCTGATGAGATGAGGTTACTGAACCTGCCTGTAATTACGTTTGCTCCGGGCCGCAAGAAGGGCGGCGGGGGTCTTGATAAGATGACCCGCATGCATATGGCTTCGCCCATATTCGAATCAGGAAAAGTATGGTATCCTGCCGCGCAGAAGTTCGCGGATGAGGTAATCGAGGAAGTAGCTTCGTTTCCAAATGGCGATCATGATGACTTCTGTGATAGCATGACAATGGCCTTGATGCGGTTTCGCCAAGGTGGTTTTATCAGTTTACAGGGCGAAGAGCTAGAAGACTGGCTGCCGTCCAAGAAGCGAGAGTATTACTGATGTCCAAGTTTAAGACACCCAAGGCTAGAGAGTTACGCCGTCGGCAGTTGAGTCGGTCGGGTTACGACAAGGATATGATTGACGAGATTATTGAGCTTGAGTTTGATCTCGACGGGGCGCAGGCTCCGGGTACGCCTTTGCCGGGTAAGCGTTACAACACGGGTGGTGTGGTTAAGGGCTTTAGTCCGATTGCTCGACCACAGAAGTTTCGGGGTATCTTTTAGTGGCTGAGACAGCGGAAAAGAAAATAGAGAAGGATCTGAAGACCCTTCCGAAGTCTGTTCCGACTCCGAAGCCGCTGAACTATGTCGGCAACCCGGATGCCGAGGTCCAAGCTACACGGTTCGGGAACCTAGAGCTTCGCGCCGATTTAGAAAGTCGTTTGGCTTTGTCTCCGGTAGCTCAGTTAGGTTATGACATTATTGAGCGCGGGTTACTGGAGCCGACGGCTGGTGAGATGGGCGGGGACATTGTGCCTCGGTTTGGTGGTGGAACCAGTGTTGTGGGGTTAATGCTTCCTTCCAAAGATTTAAACCCCCGAGAATTTGTGGATGCGGATGCATTTAAGTCTGATCCGGCGGGTGTTGGTCTTAGGTACATGGCCCGTGATCTTGATCGTTTTGGCAAGGGGATTGAAGGTCTTTTGTCCTCGGACCGTGGTTCTACTGTTATTTACGACTCGGATCAGCCGAAGACAGAAATAAAAGACGGCAAGGTTGTTGATGTCCCCGGTACGATTGACAACGACTATTCTTTGAATACGTTGATGGAAGAGTTGGCGCATGTTGGTGTACGCGAGTTAGAGCGCAGGGGCATGGATGTTCGCAGTCTTCGCACAGAAGAGAATGCGATGGATATGTTGCAGGCTGAGTTGGCGCTGAGTGAGGGCATGATGCCAAAGAG